TTTACAACCCATGAAAACACCTAGTAAAGGTACCGTGCCGCCTGCGGCAGCACCTACGATATCTATTAACCCGCTAGCTAGAGGGATGACTGGAGAACCAGTCCATATTAAACTTGTTGTTCCGCTGCTTGAGCCTTCAAAGTTAATAGGATACGCATTAACGCCTTGGTTATTATAATTTGAGCCTGATCTTTCGTAAGGACGAAGACCAAAAGCTGCATCTATATTAGCCATAATTTGTCTCCTTTAGACAATGTTGGTGTAACATAGATCTTAACCATTAAGATTTTTTGTTTCCACCAAATTCTACCCGAGACTGCCTTTCTTGAGAAATTGGCATGGAGGGGTGCTCTTCCCTCATAAGGTCGTTGTCAACTGATTTTTGTTGATCGTTAGTTAAATTAGCAAAATATTCATCTCTTGCTTCTTTAGTTTCGATCGGACATCTCATTAACATTAATCCACCTACTGCAATAATACCCTTAAATTTACCCTCTGTTAAATGAGGTAAATCTACTCTGTCTGGATATTCGTCTGCTCTCACAGGTTCATATCCTGATCTAAGTCTAGCAACAACGTTCTTATCGTCTGCTGTTCCTCTGAACTCAAATCTTACCCACCGATGGTGAAAACCTTCTGGTGGTTCAGGGGCATCTAAATTAGATGGTGGAACCCAACCTTTTTTACGAGTTTGTTGTTCACGGGTCTCTAATTTGCGTGAGGTTTTTTGTTTACTATCTGTAGTCATATTACGCCTCCTTCACGTGTTTTGCGTACTCTTCGAGCGGCACACCGAGTTTTTTTGCGATAGCTACCTGTGAAGGTGTGAGTCTCACAGTGCGGCGTCCAGTGGACGATGTTCTTACAGCAGAAGCAACTTTTTGCCTTGGTCTGCTGACCTCCCCTCCATCCGAAAATTTATGGGGAAACTCTTTACGTATACGTTTATCTATTTCATTATAGTACTCATCTGAGGTTACGTCAAATCCTTCTGACACTATTTCATCATGAAAAGACATTGCAGTATAGGTCATAGGCTTATCATTCCCAAACCATTTATTTTTTTCTGCCCATTCTTGAGCTTTAGGATCGGGTTGTCTTTGTTGCTGTCCTCCTTGAGATTCCCAAGGTTGTTCATTTTCAGGTTCCTCTTTCACAGCCTCAGCTTGAGCTTGTTTTTGTTTTCTTATTTTTAATCTTTCTTGTTCAATAGCTAATTTTGCTAATTCTTGTTGAGCAAGTACCTGTTTTTCAACATCACTATTTTCTACTGCTTGTTGAAGAGAAGCTTTTAATAAACTTTCATTTGATGTTAAACGTTCTTCATCTGAAGCAATTCTTTCCTTAGATGTTATAGTTGAAAAAGATTTTAAATTTTTATTTTCTTGTTGTATTTTTTTTGCGTAATCAATAGCAGCCTGTTCTCTTCTCTCTGCTTCACGCATTTTTTTAGTAAGCTTATCAATACGTTTTTTAACTCCTACACTATACTCCTCTAATTCTTCTTCTTTGTTTTCTGTAGCAGGAGTTTCATTATTTTCTTCTTGAACTTCTATAACAGGAGTTTCATTATTTTCTCTTTGAACAGAATTTACTCCATCCTCTTTTAATTCTACATCGACAGCTTCTCCTGATGTGTCTATTGGAACTAATTTTTCTGATTTATTTGTTTGTACTTCTTGCATAGAGTTCTCCATGTTACATTAAATTAGCTGGCAAAATATCTCTTGGATCTTCGACAACTGCCAGTACTTCATCGTCGTTGATTATACGAAGTTCACCACCATCAATGCTGAGTCTAGATCCAGCATATTTTGTAATGATAATCCAATCGTCTTTCTTGCACCACGCACCATTAGGAAATTTATCTTTATCTTGATAAGCATCTGGACCTACAGCAATAACTTTACAAATATTAGTAGCTACAGTAGCTTGCTCAATAGCAGCATCTGTAAGGTGTACTCCTCCTGCTGTCTTACCCTCTAATTTTAAAGGAAATAAAACAAGACGATATCCTGTTGGCTTTGGCACTTTTTCTATGTCTTTCTTTTGTTTCTCTTTCTTCTTACCGTCCCAAATGTGTTTCGGCATAATTAGTTTACTTGCTGGCTTATTCATCTTCTAGCTCCGTTTTTCTTAGCAGGTCCGTGAGTTCCTGTATTTCTTGTTTTAAAGCATGTAACTTTCCTGTTAAATACTTATATTCATCCCAATTTGGGACGCCTTGCAATATAGCTTGTTCTACCGCTGTTTGTCTAGCAATTAATTCTTTTTTGTAATAACTGAAAAAGTTTTCTAAGCGCATGATTTCATTTGATCCGATAATTTTTTACAACGATTTGGAGTTTGACGATTCCATTTCGAGTCTAACATTTCTAAACTCGCGCCTTCAAAATTTCGGTCCTGCAGGTTTTTCCACATATTACGAAACTTGGAAACACCTGATTTTCCAAGCTGAAATACCATTTCGGTAATGGTATGTTGCGCGGTTGTAGGCAAATCAGCAACGCCGTGTTCTTCCATCAGCATTCTTGCTTGACCTATTGCTTTTTGTAAATCTTTATCAAATACTTCTTGTAATTCTTCTTTTGTGTATGTTTTACCATCTTCAAAATTATCTTCGTGTACTACTTTATGACCCCACCCTATTGTGCGAAATCCTTCCGTATCCATATATACGTGATCTCTGAAGCCTTCGGATAGTTTTACGGAACCTGCTAATTCGTCGTATGTCATGTATATATTTTTGTTGTAGGTCTTTTATTTTTTAACATTCTGCCAAAACCTCTTGGTTGAACCTCTATATACCCTCCCATGTTCTTTTTGACAATCTTATTTCCATGTTTTTTTGCCCAACTCTTAGCAACTTCTGGCTCATTAGCATAAAGATACGCTCTTTGTTTTTTAGAGCGAAAAGGCATTAGCTTTTCTTTTTAGGTTTAAAAGCAGTCTTAGCTGATTGTTTTAAAGCTTTTGCAGAAACAGTTCCTTTGCCAGGTCGACTCGTGCCCGCTTTTTTGCGTTTGTTCATGTTGTAATAAAGTCCCTTTTTAACAGTTCTTCCATCTTTGGTTACATGAGTTCCTTTTTTAGCTTTAATAACAGATCCTTCTCTAGAACCTTTTGCCATACCACCACTTTTTCTTTTCATTGGATTATAACCTGTTACACTTTCTACAGTTGGATCTTTAGAACGACCCATTGGATTCATTCCACCACCCATAGTTCCACCCATACGTCTTTTGATAACACCTCTACCAATAAGGACGTCTTTTTTTGTTACCTTACCATCTCCACTTAAATCTTTCATTTTTTTCTTCATTTAGTTAATCCTTTCGCCTTCTCGAAACTTCTCATTCCCGCGACTCCGAGCATTGAAGTGACAATTGCTAGAAGGGGCCCAGTTTGAATTTCAGGAGCTGTTAAGTTTAATCCTGCAAATTTACTATACCATTCTATGCAGGGAGATAGAATGAATTCAAACGCTAACGCAAGGCCTCCAATCCATCCTATAAATGGTCGCCAGCCAGCAACAAATATGCTGCGATGGCTGGCTTCCTTTGCATTAACATCTAATTGTTTTTCTGCAAGCTTTTGTTGAATGCGTTGCATTAAAATCTTTTTATCTAATTTCTCTTCTTCTGATGTATGAATCTCGTCGACAACTTTAGCAATAGTTTTTAAGGCTCCGCCTTTACCACCAAGTAAACCTCCGAGAACCTGAAACATTATGCTGCTCCGCCTGTCATCCAGCTAATTACCCAGATAACAATAATAGCTACGATAGCCGCCTTGATCCAGTCCTTCATTTTCCACTCTGACCACTCTTTAACGTGTGACCATAGATCTTTTAATAGGTTCATATAACCTCCTTTATTAAAGAAAATAATTTATCTTATTTTATGACTAAAATAAACCTTTGAATGGTACTTTTTTGATTTGTACTTTACTTCTTTGTCCTTTTGGCCCAGCACCTAAGTTTTGAGTGACCTTTGGTCCTTCCATAGTAGCTGAGTAAACGTCTGCAATTGCTGTTTTATTTACATGAGAACCTGCATAAGGATTCATGTCTTTTGAAACAGTCATTTTTGCATTCGGATATAGTGAACCATTTATAAATTTTGGTTTTGGATTGTTTAATGCCATGTTATCTCCTAATGTATAGTAGGTTTTATCACTTTAATAAAATCTACAGCGTTGTTATCAAATAAAGTATTGCCATCTGCATTACCAAGCTCATCATGGTAAAGAAGAGTAGCTATACTCATCATTGCTCCTCCTATTAGTAACCTATCTTCAGAAGATTGTGAAGATTTTTCCACAAAATTCATTAGCATGTCAAAAAAACCAGTTAATTTATCTTCTGCAGTTTGAGTTTTAATTATCAAAACGTATATTCCTTTGTTCATCTATTTTTTTAGGTTCTTTTGCTTTAGTTAGGTTAACATTAGCACGTAGTTGGGCAATATCTTCTTGAGAATCAATTCTATCTTGAGCAATTTCTGCTGTTTGTTGTAATTTTTGTTGATCAATGGTTAATCTACCTTGATCATTTAGCTCTTTTCGTTGAATATCTCTTGCTTTAAGCTGTATTTCCTGTTCTTTAAGCGCGACTAACGGATCTTGGCCTTGACTTTGTGTTTCTTGTAACTCATCTAATAACATTTCTTCTAAATATTCATCAATTTTTGCTGCAACTTGTGTTTCTATTACTTGTTGGAACTGTTGTTGTAGTTCTGGAGGTAATTCACCACCATATTTTGCTGCTTCTTGTTGAATTGCTTCTGCATTCGATGCTTCAATTTCTTCTCGCGCTAACATTGATACGTGTTCAAGTATGTGAGTTTGAAAAACTGTCATGACTTGTGGGTTAGATTTTACTAAAAGAGAAGACATTGTAGTTCTGTGAGCACTAATGTGTGCCTGATGATCTTGTCCTCTAAATGCTGTTAATGTCATCATTGATAATGCATTAGCATTTTCAATTGCAGGATCTTTTGGAGAAGGTGTTTGAGGAACAGGTAGGATAGCTTGAATATCTGTTACACCTAAAGCTTGATACATTCTCTTATACGCTTCGTATAAGTTATGCATTTCAGGATTTGTCTGTGCTAATTGTAATTGTGTTTGTGCTAACGTAACACGTTGCGACATAGAAAATATATTAGGATCAGAAACAGGCATGATATCAACACGATCATCAAAGTCTGTTGATTTAACACTAGGAACAACATCTTGCCCTACATCATATGGATAGAAAGGTTCTGTAAATTCTTTAAATACTTGAGCTAATAATTGAAATTCAATCTTCTGTGCATAGTGACATCTTTTATGAATAGCCGACATAACTCTGGAACCTCTTTCCATAAGAGCCATGGTAGTTCCAACAGGTGCATTTGCTGCAACACTATCACCGATTTTTTGATCAGCAATTGTGGCAAAACGTTGACCTGCTTGAACAACAAATCCTAATAATTGAAATAATGTTTGACTTGGTTCTTTATAAGGTAAAGGCATTAAGCCTGCGCGTAGATCACCACTTGGTGCGTCTACATCCCTGAACTCTCCTGGTTGGAGGGGAGTATCGTCGTCTTTAACTCGCAACCCTCTTGCTTTAAAACCTGCAGGGAGATTGGACAATGTACCTGCATCGATAAGTTGTCTAAGTGCTGACGTTGCAGTTCGGGAGAGACCCCCGAGCATGTGAATAAGACCAAAGCCATAAAAACCAAGACCAGGTAAAAACTTATAGTGAACAAAATATTGTTTCTTTTTATAAAAAGCATCATCTTCCGCGTAGTTTCTGTAAATAGATAAAACCTTTCCTGATCCTTCATCAATTGTAATAATATATGGAAGTTTTATTCCATCTTGATTTTCAAAACCAGGTAGATCTAAATCACAGTGAATTTCTAATAACGTATAAGTATCGTTATTGTAATTAGTACTTTGAGTTCCCTCTATTCTATTTTTTGTTTCTTGAATACGAGAGTCTTCGTAAAAAGGTTGTATATCAATATCACGGTACATACCAATGACTTGCATTTTTTTAATTTCATTTTCTGTTCGACGAAGAACATGAGTAACTCTTTCTGCTGATAATAAATCTGTAGAAAGATAAGGAACAATTAAATCATCTGCAGGAATAAATTTTGATACCGCTCTGCCTAATGTGCCGTCAAAATAAATTTTCTTAAATGTTGAACCTGTTAAAGGTAGATAAAAAAGCATTTGATCAAGTTCAGGATCAAACTCTTCCATAACGTGCATAATTTGATAGTTCATAAAATCACGAACTCTCTCAGCTTGTTGTTCTTTTTCGGTGTCAGGTGTTCCTACAATTTGTGTTCTGACAGGTCCTCCTGAAGGTAGTAATTCTTTATATGCTTGTGCTTGAAACTGTGTAACGGATTCAGATAACAAAGGATGTGTAACACCACTTGCTCCTTGAAAAGGTTGTGATCTTTCCTGATATTTAAATCCTAGTAAATCTAAACCTTTGCGATAAGCTTCATACCAATCTTCTCTAGAGGTTTTATCATTTTTATAATCACCAATAAGTGTACTTGAAATTTTTCCTAATTCATCGTCATCTATATATTCCGCTAAGTTTGAATCAAACTGTACATCCATCATTTCTGGTTCAGGATTTATAATAGCAGACCCATCTTCTTGCATTTCAACTGCTTCTATTTCCATATCTGGAGTTTCAATTGTAACTCCTTCTACTTCAATTTCTGTGTTTGGTTCTCCTATAGGTCTTTCAACTGCCATTATGCTACCTCAAATATATCAATATTAGACACAAGTCCACCTTTGGCTTTATGTGTTGCAAATGATTCTAACATTTCTTCGGTAATCTTGATAGCGAAAACTGGCTCCATTGATTTTTTATCAGGAATAGAAATTGGTTTAATTTGGTAATTTGGATTTGTTCTTATCAGATCTCGAGCTTGATCTTCATTTGTCAAGGTAGCTACCATATTCCCATTTTGATCCGTAACTTGGTATTGTGCTTTCGATCCTTTTTTTACCTGCACAGGCATGGTAATAACTTCTGAGTTATTTTCTTTCGCCTGCTTTTTTAAAATTTTCTCTATGGTAGAGGTGTAGTGTTTACCCTTTTCGTCAACCGCACTTGGTCCTCCGTAAAACTCATCCATTCCGATACCTTTGTATTTAGAACTTTTAAACTCCCCTGTTCTTTTAAATATGTCAAAACGTTCTTGTTTATCAATGTCACGTAATTCCTTTGGTGTAGCGGCATTACCATTAAAACCATATCTTTCAATAACAGGATTAGAAGTTGCTGTGGCATAGTAATCTGATGCGTCTGGATCTTTTAACACATATTTCCTGTATGCTAGTTCATATAAATCTTTTTTAATTAAAGCATCTGCCCACTCTTCTCTGTTCTTTAATGGTAGGTCAGGAAACAATCCTGACATGGTAGCTCCGTCAATTGTCATTACTTCATTTAACATTTTGTCAATATTATCATTTAACAATGTTCCAAGTTGAGCTAACTCTGCATCATCAAGCTCACGTGTTGCAATATATTTATTAACAAGGTTATCTACCTCTTCATCTAGTCTTAACATTTGTTGATTAAGCAATTTCATTTCTTCAGGCGATTTTTCCAATGGTCTAAAGACTGATTTGTTTTCTTCAAAGAAATTAATAGCTGCTTCAGATACACGGTTAAGACCCTGTAAGTTTGTTGATTGTTTTCCTTCTTCTTGTATTTTACGAAGAGCCGCGGCCAGTTGTTGTTTACGCATGGCTGCTGCCTGTAGAATATCTGATTGTATCTCATCGGCATACGTCACACGAACCACGCCACTCGGATCAACGCCCGACCCTTTGGTTATCTGTTCTTGTAACTCTCTATTTTTTACAACGAGCTCATCCATTTGATTAACTAAACCTGGGCTTATCTCATCTAACTGATCTGCATATTTTGCTATGATAGATAGTTTGGGAAGATCAGAACCAAAATCAATCATTATGTCATTAATGTCCGCTTGACTCATTCCTCGTTGATTAGCTAGTCGTTCTATTTTACTTCTTGCTTCAGCATATAAACCTTGTAAACTTCTTTCGTTTTTCGTTTTTTCTTTTGTGAGTTTACTTACATTTATTTTTGTTTGTGGTCCTTCTACCTTTGGTGGTACAAAACCAAAACGGTCCGTGAGCCGCGTCCAACCGACAATGTATGTATCTTGTTCATTCGGTATCTGAAATTCATGACGATGTACTTGTTCTCCACCAAACATGGATTGCGGATAATCGCCCGAGTCACCTGGTAACTTATCACGGTTCATGTACAATATTCTTTCTCGTTGACTGCCTTCAATAAAACCAGGTTCCGCGTATCCTGAGTAACGCACATTTACCGCGCCATTAGGATTAATAATCTCGGACCCCTGCCCTGTTGCGTGTACTCGCATACCGCTAATTGGAGCTGTTCTAACTTGTGTCAAGATTGTGGCAGTATCTATGGGATCAGTATCTCCAAATAGTTTTAGTATTTGAGGAATACGGTAATCCATTGATTCTGATTTACGAATATTATTTTTATTTAAGAAATCAAAAAATTCTTGTTTAGAATTAAAAGTCTTAGGCGTATCAGGTCGTGATAACAATCTGTCTACATCAGAATAAAATACTGATGTCATTGGTTGTTTAGTTATTGGTGTAGTAGTAACTGACTCTTCAATATTTATTCTGTCATTTGGTGTTGGATCAAATATATCTTCAGTAGATCTTTTTATAGTTTCTGTTTCCAAACTTTCTTTTTGTTTTTTTGTAGGATTTAATAATTTTTCTTTTGGTGTAGGTATAGGAGCTGTTGTATGAGGTGGTGCTTTACCGAACAGTTTAAAGAAAGGTAGCATAAGATTGGCTGTTTGATATGAGCCTTCTGGCAAAGAATCTTCTGGCGCTTCAAAAATATCGAGGTCCTCGGTTACATCGCCACCGTAAGCAAAATTTTTAACACTTCCTCCTTTATTAAAATTTGTCATTTGCTGCATAGCCTCTTTTGATATAGGACCTCCAAGATTAAACATGTCGGCATAAATAGTATATACCTCATCTACTTGTTCTTCTATACTTTTTCCCGCATTAGGTTTGTTAAATTGATCAGGTATTAAATCCGATACTAAACTTTTTGTTTCATTGTTAGCACCAATGTAATCTGAATATTTAATATACTTTGCAGTGTTTCCCGTTTTTATAGCAACATAAGGCTCCCCTATGTGAAAATCTACTTTTTTATAAGTTTCAGAAAAAGCATTTGTCATATTTTTAATTTTTTTACTTAACTCTTGTGCTTCTTGTTGTAGTTTGTTTTTCACCATAGGATCATTAACTCGAGAAGCTTCGTATAACTTATCTACTATATCAGTGCCTACACTATGAATTTCTGCTTCCATTTTTGATTTATTTTTTACATCAATATCAGATAATGTTTTATTTGGTGTTAAAGTATCTACAGCACTGTGAGGTCCCTCCATTGTAAAACGTAAATTGTTATTAGAGTTTGTACCACCAAATCGTAAAGGTTGAATGTGATCTAAACCATAAAAATGATATTGACCAAGATCTTCTTCAAAAAACTGACGCATGTCTGTTATTTTATCAGCTACGTATGAATTTTGTTTTGTTAAACTATTAAATGCTTTTGTGTAATTTTGACCAGAAATGTCTGAAATATTTTGTTTCATATACTGAGCAGGATAACCTGTTACAAGTTCTCCATCTGGTATTTCTAAAAACATTTCTTTTGCTGTCTTGTCTCCTCCTCTTGCTCCCTCTCTTACTGTTCTTGTATTATCTTCATTTACAAATACTTTACCTTTACCCCCTTTTGTAGATGAAGGAATATCAAGTACTTCATCTCTACCTTTAAATTTTAATATGGCATTAGCTGCATTTTTATAAAAAGGATAACTTGTATCTGAAGGTTTTTTTGTTTTTGGATTAAGTTGTTTTATATAAGCGTTCAAAAATTTCACACTATAAGGTTCTGCTGATGTGTCAGCATCAGCTGCTTTAATTAAATTATCTGTAAGATTTACAGTTTTTGCTGTTGGTTTTCTGCCTCCTTTAGGTTCAATATAAATATCAAAAATATCTTCTTCAAATTTTGGAGATCTTCTTCTAGCGTCTTCAAAGTTGTCTTTTAGTTTAGTAAAAGCATAATTAACATCTCCAACCATTCCTGTTTTTTCAGGAAATATATTTTCTAATTCTTTTTCAGCTTCAAATTTTTTTAAATTACCTTTTCGATGATTTTCTAAAACATCTAAAGCCTGTTGTTTTTTTAAAGGATCAGGATTATTTAAAATATATTCATAGTTTAATGTCTTAACAAACTCTTGCGCTTTAGGTTTTCTTTTCTTTTTTACTTCATCAAGCTGTGCTTGTTTATTAAATTTATTTAATAAAGAATTTTGTGTAACAGTATCTACCTCCCCTCCTAAATCTTCAAATAAGTCCTGACCTGTTTTTACATTAGGAGAAAGAGCAGCTCCTACGCCAAGTTTGTCTTTTGCTTCATCAGATAACTCTTCAACATTTTTTGCACCAGCATACTCATCAATAAATTTAGGATTTGACACAAGTGCTTTTGTTGCACGACTAGCGGCAGCTTCTTCTGACACACCTTTTTTCGATAACATTTTTATAACATTATTATACGCTCCTTTAGCTAATACTTTTCCACCTGCATATACACCTCCTAAATCCAAAGCTACAAGAAAAGCTTCTAACCCCTCAAGAGGTGTAATAGGCTCTCCTAATTCCGCTTTTGCAAAAGTTTTTGGAATATTTTCTCCAATACCATACTGGCCAATCATGTACATAATGTTGCCACCTGGCAACATCTGTCTGTTCACTGGGCCGAGTTCCTTGAGCCGTTCACTAAAATCATACACTTTATCGGTTCCTTGAGCTATAACTTTATACATTGGGCTAAGAAATTCAGGATAGGGAAGATTTCCTGGCGTTGTCATAAATCTGCCTAATTTGTCAAAACCTGAATCCATATCCACTACATCTTTTGATGGGGGTAACGCCTCGTCAATTTCAAAAATATCTATGTCTTCGTATTGATCCATTAGTAATACTGCCTTTGTTCAATTATACCCAAATTATCATCTTGATAGTCTGATTCTAATTGGATGAAGTTTCCTTGCCTGAAACGCAACAACGCTTGTGTTGTTGAATCGACTAAATCGTCATGATCACCATAAGGGAAAGCAGCGCATTCTTCAATAACTTCTTCAGCCCAGCGTTCGTCGGGTGCCCATACCTGACCCGATTCAAAAATAGGAGCCACGGAGTTAACACGAACGTGCTTATCATTGCCCTTACTGGGCGTATAAGTAACTACAGGAATTCCTAGTTGACGTAGCTCCTGTGTTAAGGGCATACCAGAAGCTTTCGCTTCGATCAATATTGTTTCGGGTTCCCAGTATTGATATTCTTCTAACGCAATCTTTTTTAATTCAGGAAAGTCATATCTGCCTTTATGCATTGCTAAAAGCAACACGTGCGGTGGGCCGTCTTCCTCGGGCTGAAATACACCCCATGTTGTTATTGCACTAAAATCTGCGGTCTCTCTTTTACTAAATGCTGTGTCATAACTTTGTATCACGTGCATTAAATCTGGTAATGTATCTTTTGGCCACATTCTCCACCATTCACGTTTAATTATAGATCCTTCCTCTGAGGTTGGCGATTGTTGCCATTGTGCTTGCCACTTTTGTTCGGACAGCGATGCTTTAACCCCTTCTAGTTCTGAAAGTTTCCAAAACTCAGGCCACATGGGTTTATCATTCAGTATGGCAGGAAACTCGACCACGTCCCACTGATCGGCATTTGCATTAGTTTGTGCATTAATTAATTTTCCCGTAAGATCCTTTGTGGACCATCTTGTCATAACCACGACTATCGAACCGCCAGGTTGCAAACGCTGTCTAGGTCCTGACGTGTACCATTCATAAGCATTGTCCATAGCTGTTTGACTGAGTGCATCTTGCTCGGAATGTGGATCATCAATGATTAACAAATCAGCACCACGCCCTGTTATCGCACCACCGACACCTGCAGCAAAATACTCGCCACCTTTATTAGTAGTAAATCTACCTGCTGCTTTAGAATCTTGTGATAAACTTACGTCAGGAAATACATCTTTAAATTCTTGTTGGTCAAATAGGTTACGAACCTTTCTACCAAAGTTATATGATAGTTCTGCTGTGTGAGTTGTTTGTATAATTTTTAGCTTAGGATTCCTACCCATCATCCACGCAGGAAAAAGGTTAGATGCAAACTCTGACTTTGTATGTCGTGGTGGCATATTAACAATTAATCGTTTTATCTTTCCACGTGAAACATCTTCTAGTTTTTGTGCAAATATTTTGTGATGATTACCTGCAATAAAGTCTGGCCAAACTTTTTTTACAAAAGTTAAATAGGAGGAACGGGACTCCTGAGCGACTTTTATCTGTAAATTTCTTAATTCGTACTTTAGTAAATCCGTTGGGATTTTAGAATTATTCATAAAAAAGTTATATCATACTCTCTGTTTGTGTAAAACCTTACCTTTAGTGTTAGTTCACAACACGACGGGCAAAATGGGTGTGTGGGGGTGTCTATTGACACTAGATCTAGTTCTGGATTGTTTGTAAGTACCTAGATGTTGTTATTGAGGTATCACCTGCCATCTGAAGCCAGGCTGCTTCAGGCTCCTGCTGCACCAGGAGTTCCTGGTGATGCTGGTGATTAGAAATAAAAAAGGGGGCTTATGCCCCCTCGCCGATCCAATTGGAATTAGGTTATCGGTTTGCTTGTCGTTGAACTATCTCAAAAAGTTTTTGTTTAACTCTATTACCCCATTCATTAACGTACTGCGGTGCGTTAGGGTCTAGGATAATAGTTTCAACTTCACTCTCTAAGACTTTATATAAAGCCTTATAATCTAGTCCGTCTATGTGGTTAGCTTGAACTTGATTATTATTATCAACTGCTTGAACGCCAAAGGCATTATTAACTGCTGATAATTGTCGTGATAAGTAGTCATCATTATTCGGCATTTTGATTTCTCCTTTCTAATTAACTTCTTACTCCCATTTAATCTTATAGTCAAACTTTTATTTATTTATTTGTGTATATCTTTTTACTTGACAACAACCCCACAGCAATTCCCGTGCTTCGCATGGTGTTATTATATTAGTGTTAGTCTTGAGGCATGAGTAATGGGCAATGGACAATGGGCGTTAAAAAGGGGGCGAGTACGCCCCCACATTGACGACTGAACTAAAGTGTCAATTAGTTTTCCGCTTAGGCATGATTGGAACTAAGCGGAAATTCTGAAGTCTGCTACTTCGTCTATCGTAGCTTTTTTGTTTCTTGATACTGTTGTTTCGGATAAAGGCATAGCCTGTATCTGTTTATACTGCGTTGGTACTTTGCATTGATGATACGCAATCTCGCCGAGTTTCTCCTTGACAAGTTGGTTGTCAATCTTAGCACCAAGTTTCTGTGAGACATGAAGCGAGTAATCCCTTCCATGTAATAGGTTTGCATTTTCACTCATAGACAAATCTATCATCAGTTGTCTGTTGACTTTAATAAAGTCTGCCAGAACTTTCTGCATTGTCAACGCTCGACCATACGCGTCAACGATAGCTTGTTTATTTCTTTTACTTACACTAGCGGGGCTTTGTTGTGCCTTCTCTAGTACTTCAATTATATTAACAGCTTTTGACATTTTATTTTCCTTTCGTCTTTCTAGTTAATACTCCCTTTATATCCCATGTTATTACACCTGTCAAATCTTTTTTTATTTTTTTTCCACAGGAACTTCCGTGCCACGCATGGTGCAGCGTTGTGTACTTATATATCTTACCTTGCACTAGGGTAGTAGCAATGGAGAATGGAGATGGAGCTGCACGGCAGCTACCCGCGCAGCAGGATCCAAGCAGCCAGAGCTGCTGCGCCAAGAATGGGGTGGTGTATGGAGAGTAGTACGATTAATATCAGCAGCATCAGCCAATCATCTCCTGCATCTGAGTCCAGGCAGCTGCATCCTGGTCCACCTGCACATGCGCACCGTCGCCCCAGTCCAGGTACCAGTATTCCAAGCGATGTAGTTCCTTGTGCTCGTTAACGTACCCGCGGAGCTCGTCGCTGGGCCCGCCCCAGCT